TTGTTAAAGTTTTGGTTGTCTCTGTTCCTGCAGCAGACCTAATGATAACTTGTAAATCTGTATTGGCAAATATCTTAAAACCATAAACAAAGGTGTCATTACTACCATTGCCTGAATATGAATTTTTTACTGTTGTTGAAGATATTGTCATAATGTTTCTCTATATTGAATTATGTGCCTTTTGTCTATGGTTTTAAATAATAACTTTGACCTCTTTGTTGTTCATGTTTATCCCTCATTCTTCTAAAGAACCCTGGGTCTAAATATTCTTTTACTTGATAGCCAATTAAGTAATCATAAGCTGTTTTTGTATAATATAAGTTTAAAAAAGGTACATTACCTTCTGCTAACTGTACAAATTTTTTTCCTGCTTTTTTTGGATCATTCATACTTTGAACTATATCAAAAATTTTCTTTATATCAGAAGCAGTTGGTCCTAAAGCAGTTTCAAAAATACCATTACCATATTCATTTTGCAATTCATTAATTAAAAAATCACCATAAATACCAGCACCTCCACCTTGAGCAAATGCTTGAACTAGAGTAGATTTTTTATTTGGATCTCTTGGTGATCTTCCTTTAATCATATCTTTTACACTCATAGCTATGTAACCCCAAAAGGTGCTTAACATAAGTAAACTTGCTAAACCTGATACTTTTGCTAATCTTGAATCATCTGGTCCATAAGAATATAATTCTCTACCAATAATTTTTTTCCATATACTAATAGGAAAACTTTTAAATTGCATAACAAATCTAATTGTTTCTCCCATTGGAGTACCTTTTTCTAAGCCTTGATTAGTAATAGCTCTAATAGCTGCATCTGGTTCTGGTGTGCCATGCATAGTTTGATCTACTAAAACATTTCTCCATGTAATTTCTAAGTCTTGTTTAAAGTTTCTTATTTCTCTTTGACTTAATTTTTTACCTACATAAGCATTAATTACACTGTCAGATAATTCATTAACACCCTCTGCAGTCATATATCTTTTTCCCTCAACATCTAAAGTTTTGATAGAACGAAGCATATTCCATTTACCATCATCAATACCATACAATGTTAAAAAATTTCTTTCTCTTATACTTAAATCAGAAAATTTTAATTCAGTTTGCATACCATAATGTCTGGAAAGTCCTACTGCCATAGAACTTTTTAAACTTGAAATCCAACCATTTAAAGTATTCCATTTAAAAAATGTATTTTGTATTTTACCCATTGTACCCCAAGTATCATTAGCAGCACCATATTTATTACCCATAAAAGAATGAATAGAATTACTTGTGGTTTGCAATACTTCCATTGCAGCTCTATCATTAGTTTTAAATAATCCATTAAGAGCTTCAAATAAACCGCTGAATAATCCTCTTCCTTGAAAACTTGTTGTTCCCATATATTGAGCTAAATCACCAAATGATGTTATAGTAGCTAAACCTAACTTACCTGTATTCTGCAATGTTCTTACACCCATACTGATAGTAGCTAAAGTTTGATTACCAATACCATTAATACTTCCATCTATTTCTTTAAATTGATTTTCAAAAGTTTTTAAATTTAATTGTCTAGTAATTTTAGAATCTTGATCTTTATATTTTTTTCTTAATAAAGCTAAAATTTTATTTAATGTATCTTTAGGATTAGTTCCTAACTCCTGCATAATAGCAATATTTCTTGCACTATTACTTAAAACACCCATTACACTTTCTTTTAAAGAAGGTTCGCCAAATGCAACATTATATTCTTGCCTAGCTTGTACATCTTTAAAATGTAAAACTCTTGATGCGTTTAATCGATTAGTAACATTTCTTGTTCCATAAACACTATTTGTACCACCATGTTTTAAATGATCTCCAGACATGATACTGTTATAAATATCACCTAAAATATTATCAATTTGAGCAGGATCGCTGACATTAGCAAAAGTCCTAGGTATATCTAATCTTCCTTTTATAAATTCTACCCAAGCTGTTCTATTATCTCCAATAATTTTTGATATTTTACTAGCATTAGCCATTTTTTCTGTATTGTGTGTAGTTCTGGTAATCCAATCATCTAGCAAACCTATGTTTGCACCTAAATCATTTAATCTATTTCTCCAACTATTTTGATATTTTTTTAAAATCATCGCAATGTCTTTAGCTTGTTTTACTCCTGTTGTAATACCAACCATTTCTTGCATAATCTCTATATCCATCTGACCTTCACTAAAATCTCTCCACGCATTATCTCCTAATTTATTTATTTCAGTTATTAATCTATTGACTTCAACAACTTCTATTGTGTCTTGTTTTGCACCAATAGAATCTCTAGTAATTTTTGAAAACTTTTGAATACCAACTAATATAGCTTCCACACCTTCTACTGCGTTCATTCTACCTTCAGACATATCTACAGCATCAATAATTTTTTGATATGTGTCTAATGCTTTAATATTATTTTCTGCTAAATTTCTTTTTTTAAGAGCTTGTTCATATTCAAAATTATTAATAATTTCTTGAGCAAGTATTTTATCAGTTTTACCTTGTTGTTGTTGAAAAGCATTTTCATTAAGTTTAATTTTAGCTTCATCTAAAATTTGATTAACTTGATCATCAGATAATAAATCACCAGTTAATCTTTTAATTTCTTTAAAACATTTTGATATTGTTTTTATTGTTACCATTAACTGTTCCTTTTAGTGCAATTAGTTCCTGCTTCTATAGCATCTCTAATTTTAGTTTTATTTTTTATAGAATTATCTATTTTTGTAATTTCAGCTTTGTCTTGTCTAATCTCTGGAATTAAATCTTCATCTTTAATATTTAATTGTTGTTGATGAAAAGTATTTCTTAAAGATAAATTTTCTGCTTCTAATTCTATTTCAGCAGTATTTTTTTCTGCTACACTTATTTCTGTTTCTATTAAAGTTTCTGATGAATTTCTTAAACGAAGATCACGTTCAGTTTGTAATCTAGCATCATCATTAGCTTTTTTCTTAGCTTCAAAAATTTGTCTTTCTGTTTTTTGTAAGTTTCGCATATTTTGCAAATAAATTTTAGCAGAACTTCTATCTCCTTTACTTAAAGCATCTTGATATAAACCTCTAAATTCTTTTACTTGACTATCTAATTTATTTAATTGGTCATCTCCAATTCTAGTTTTTTCAACAATAACATTTCCTGTATCTACTTTTTCTCCATTAAGTACACGACCAACAGAATATTTTAATAAAGCAGTTTGATTCTCTGGAGATATTGCAGCTAATTTTTGATAAATATTAGGTTTACCTCTTATGTCAGCAATGTAATCACCTAGTCTACCAATACCAGTGTGAAATGCAGAACCAAGAAAACCACCAGCTGCTATATTAAAAAAAGCATCATAACCTGTGTAGTCTGCTTGTTCTGATTTTGCTACACCAAATACTAAAGGTTCAACAGCAGCATTACCAACTAAACCTTCAACAAAACCTTTTTTCATTCTAGCAATATTTTTACCAGAACGAGCCACCATGTTTGCAAATCTTGCTTGACCCACAACAGGAACAAAAGATGCCGCAATATTTATAGGATCTAAAAAACTTGTTCCAATAGATTCTAAAAAGAAAAAACTTTTAGCTAATTTTCCATCTGGTCCTCTAGCAATAGTATTATTTCTTTCTATTTCTATTTCTTTTCTTTTAACCAAATAATCAACTACACCTTCTCTAGTATCTTCTTTAAAAACTAAACCTAGATGACCATATTGTTTATTTAACTCATCTCTATTTAGATAAGTATTGCTAGATCGATATGCTTGTACTTGTTCTTTAACTCTAAACAAAGAAGAGGTAGGATTGTAGTTCCAAGCATTTTGAAATGTAGCACCAACAGCTTCAAAAAAACCAGTTTTAGTTTGATCGTATAAAGAGCCAAGAGTTTCTTCTGAAGTTTCAAATGTTCCTAATCCAAGATTGTTAATCATTAACAACCTCTTCATATTCAACTGCACCATAAGGATCAACGTAATCAATTAATGGTAATTCATCTCCAGTAACAGGATATGTAGAAGTAGGATTTAAAAAAGAAGTTTCTATTTTTTGACCTTTAGCATTTGTTATAGGATATGTTCCATCTGAAAATTCAGCATATAAAATTGCACCAGTTCCATCAGCATTTAATAACCATTTAGCATTATTTCTAATAGTTGAAGTAATTTTTTCTTTCGCCATTTCTTCAGTTACACCTTCTGCGTTTGAAAATTGAGCATAATGTATATAACCATCTTCTCCATGAAAACGATCTAAATAATTTCCTTCTGCAGTATCTTGTATGCCTAATAAAATATTATCATTAACAACTGTAACAAATCCTTGATTAACAGTTTTACCATTTATATCTGTTGGTATCATGTATGTTAAAGAAGGATCAATTTTGTAATCTGATATAAAATCACTAACAGCTGATTTTGCAGCTTCTTTTGGTTCTACACCTTTATTAATTCTTTCTAATGTAGCATTATATAAAGTGTCTTGAATAGAACCAATAAATACAGTTTTATCAACAGATCCTGAACCTTGATTGTAAATGACATCTTCATATCCAGAATCTTTCATAGCAGTACCAACATATTTCAAAACTAAACTAGGTGTCATACTTCCTTTCAATCTTGCTGCGACTACTTTTTCTAAATCTTTAGTTGAACTACCAATTAAAATATCTCTACTTAAATCTTTATTATTTGTACTCATAGCAACCGCATATTCATTTGGTAATTTTTCAAATTGTAAATGATTTAAAACTTTTCCCATATTATCTGTGCCGTAAATAGCTGGTAAACTATTTATAAAAGATTGTTTTTCTTCCCAAGGAGTGTCAGGATTTGTAAGAGTTGATTTAATTGATGTCACTTCTGCTTTAGTTAATATTTTAATATTAGATGGACTAACTTCCATTTTAGTCTGAACATCTATTAATGCGTTGCTTAACAATTCTCTATTTTTTAATTTTACACTTTCATTAGTTTCATTTTGATAATTATTAGTTAATTCTGCTATTTCAGGATTGGTTTCTGTTATAAATTTAACAGGGTCGGATTTCATTTGTTTAGTTCTGTTAGCTATGGCTTTAATTAAACCTTGTTGTAATTTAGCTTGTGTTATAGGATCTGCTGGTCCTACATATAAATCAGTATTAAATTTTTTACTTTCCAAAACATTATTAACTTCACTTAAAGGTAGTGTGTTAATTAATCTAACATCTTCAGCATTAGTTTTAGCTAAATCATAATTTGTTCTTAAATCATTATATTCTTGTGGTTTTAAAATTTGTTTTGCAAAATTAAAATCAAAAGGTTGTTCTGTTCCTTTGGTTTGTAAAGAAAAAAGAACATTATTAAATTCTTTTTTTAATTCTGGAGTAATAATAGTTTCTACTTCATTAATAAATTTGATTCTTTTATCTAAAGTAATATTAGTATATTTATTTTTATCCATTAAATTAAGATAGGCTTGTTTAGGATTAGAAGATATTTCTTGAGTCACTTCAAACCCTTCAATAACACTTGGTATACTTTGAGTTAATTTATCATATTCATCAACATCAATTCTGCCTTTGTAACTATCTTCATATAATTTTTCTAAATCTGTTGTTATTAATCTTAAAGCCATAGGGTCTTTACTGACATAAGCTGCAGTTAATAATCTATTTTGTTTTATGGAAACTTCATTATCTAAAGTATCTAATATATTTTTTGATACTCTAGTATTAGTTTTAAATATTCCTTTTTGAACTTCTCCTAAAAAATTAGCATTAAATGAATTTTTAACAAAATTATTAGATGCTTGATTAGCATATTTTTCTCCTATACTTTTTGATTCTGTTTGAATTAAATTGTAGGCTTGATCTTTATTATTTAATCTTGATGCTCGTTCAATAACATCATTTAATTCCATAATTGATTGATTTTCTAGTTGTAATGTTTCAGATTTATTTTCTAAATTTTTTTCTCTAATACCATGTGCGACAACAGCTTTTGTAACAGGAGCTAAAGCAGTGCCAATAGTTTGAGATAAAGGTATTTGTATGTTTGATTTAACAGATGCAGCTTGTTCTGTAATTCTTGCTTTCGATGTAAATGTAGGTATCTTTGGCATTACGGAGCTACCACCAATCCTGGATCTTTTTTAGTACCAAAAGATCCTTGTGACATAGTTAATAAACTTGTGCCTGTTTGAGTTAAAGTTCCTATTTGTGCTAGTCTTGCAGATTGTCTAGCAACTTCACCAGATATTCTAGCAAAGTTAGCTTCTTCCATTCTTCGAGAAGCATTTACATTAGCATTATATTTTATAACATTTTTTTGTAGTTCTGCTTCTAAAGCATTAGCTTGTTCAATTCTATATGCAGTTCCTGATCCTTGCACAACACCAGATTTTGCAAGATTAACTTTTGTTTCTCCTTCAACTTTTCTAAATTCTTTATCAAATTGTGCTATATCAAATTCAGCTTGTTGCTGTATAAGTTCAGCTTCTTGTTCTGCTACTTGAGCATTACGATTTTGTACTCTTTGATTATATTTACCTATAGCACCTTGTTGTTGATATTGTGCTGCACCTAATGCTGCTACTACTGCTCCTTGCCAACCCATTTAAAAAATCCTCGCATATCTGAAGTGATCTGAACCATCAAAACCATAATGTTTCATCAATCCTTCGTTTTGTAAACCAAGCCATGAAGCAAACTTTAAACCTATTTTAAAGTCAGCTCTTACAGCTGTTTGTACTCTTTTTATATTATTTTCTTTTGCTAGTCTTGCAAAATTTTTCTTAATAGCTCTAGCAATAACTAGCGGGTGATTCCAAACTTTACCTGTAGCTAATACCCAACCTTCTGCCACACCATCCCAAATGATTTTCATACCTGCAGATGCAATAGGTTCATCATTAATAATACAAGTATAAGCTAAACCATTCTGTTCTAATTGCATAGCATCGCCTTCGTATTGTG